AACTTGGTGAGGCTTTGTTCGTTAGGTGCGAACTCTTAAGATCCTTTACTAATACATTTCTAGTATCCGGCATGTCAAGTCAATATTCGATACATCATTAGAAGTAGTGTTCCAATAAGAAATTGAGTCCCGACATTAATATTTCGAAAAAGAAAATATAAAATTGTAATAGAAAAATGGTGAAGAAAAGAAGCGCGCGTGTGAAAGTCACGGCACCGTCCTGGCCGCGGAAAGGCCCACTCCATCCATGATTTTGAGTTTTTATATGAAAAATGAGTGAATTTGTGGATAAAGTTGTTACAATTAGTTTCGCCGGATCTTCTGATCCTTGCGAAGTTTCTTTGCGATTTAAGTCTTCTGTAGAGAATACTCCAGAAGCCCGCTCTCAAGATGAGAGCTGTGTAGTAGTTCCCGCCCAGGTAGTTAAGGGGGTTGAGCCGAAAGAATTTTCGGTCTCAACAGTTAAGGGCGGGGTTTATAAGGAGAAGAAAACTCCTCAAATTGAAAACTCCTATGATTCCTTAAGTGCGAATAAGGTAATGGGAGATTATGGAATGAAAGTTTTTCAGCCATTTAACACTGAACGTCCACCTGAATGTATTTGTTCTTTGTGTCGACGATCAGTTCCCTACACGATGATGTCTAATGAAGAATATTTTAAAGGTATAACTTATCGTCGTTGTGTTGATTGTGTTGTATCTCGAGGTCCCGTACATAACCCAACTAGTATTTTAGCCACTATGAAAATTCTGTCAACTTGGTTTTGTGAAGGTTGTAGACAAAATAAGACTTTGGATAAATGGCCTAAAATAGAAAGATCTCGACCTAATACTGTTCGTCGATGTGCAGATTGCTACGGTATTCAGAACTCATCACCGAATATACATTTGGATCGTAGAATGTGTAAAACATGTAGGCACGCATGCCCTTTGACGATGTTTACCAAGAACATAGAAGAATGTTCTAATTGTTATATGAATCGTCGTCTTATTACATGTTCAATCTGCTATGAAGATCAGAAACCTCCGCAATTTCTTAAAAAGATGAAGAAAATTGATAATCCTGTTTGTAATTCATGTCGTTTGGCTCGAGATCGACTTGGAGTCGCGTGTCTTGAATGCTTCGAATTTAAGCCCGTAGGAAGTTTTGAACCCGAAACTTTGTTTGCGAACGCCCCTTGTTGTTTGTCTTGTTATGCTCCGGACGTTTTGTTACGGTTGTCTCTGTTGACTCCAGAAAATCGTAAGATAATTTTGCAGACTCGGTATGATATTTTACATCCAGATGCTCATATGTACTATGATACTTCTAGAAAACTTTCAGAACTTCGAAATATGAATAAAAGTGGGGATAATATTATTTATCCTATCGGTTTTGGAACTCGAAATCCACATTCTAAGGAACCCTTTTATTATTTTAAGGATTGTCCTAAGGAAGAATCTTTGCCCCCTAAGTATCGTAGATTGTTAAGAGTTCTATTTTCAGATGTTTGTTCGGGAGATTTTGATGTGGAAGTTTTGTATCAGGGATTCTCTTCCTTTAATAACATGTTGTTTCATGGAGGTTTGTATAAAAACACTATTCCTCAATCTGACGTTATCTATCGAAAGATGTATTTTGCTATTCATAAGCGAATGACATTGCCTACCTTTCATAAAGGTCAGTTTTTAACTCAGAAACCATGTCGGACAAACGCAACTTCTACGTGGTTATTATATTATAAAATGTTAGCAAAATGTTTCATGATTGACCTTAAGTACAATAATTTTTATAATCTCATGAAGCGTTATTTCGTCTGGGAGAAGAAACATTGTAACATGTTAGCAATTCTTAAGGATGATCATGAGTCCGCGGCACGTTTAATACGAGAAATTCCTGAATCTCCTAATTCTAATAGAAGAGCAATTAATTCTAATGTGAGGAAAGGAGATTTTTCCGAATCTGTTGCTCATATGTTTGGTATGAAGGATAAACTGTTTGAATCTCTTGCTCCTACTAAGGAACAGGCTTCTGAGGTTCTTGGTACTTTTGGAGATGCTCTTAAAGATGGGATTGTCTCGTTTTTAGGAAACTGGCCTCAGTATATGGGTGATTTTATTGATAGTATAGTTGCCCAGTCTGCAAGTTCTTTTATACAAGGTGCCTATGAGTATTTTAAAAAAGCATTCTTGTCTATTAAGTCCGCAGTTAAAACTCTGTGGGATGCCGTAGTCGGATCAGACAGTGATGGCATGGTCACTGCTCTCACTGTCTTATTTTTTGTCATGGCTTTCTATGTACTTTGTAG